AGAGAGAGAAGAGATTAAGACGTGTAGATGGTAAGAACAAGACACTACAAAAGATAGTCTTATACTTAATGCAAGAGAACTGGAGTTGTAATAAAATATCGGAGTATCTAGGCTATAACGATAGACGTGTAAGGTATTTATCATCTTTAGCGATTGAGAACTACGTGGCGAATGTAAAAGCGAATCCATTTGATCCAAACGCAGCCAAACACAAATGGGATAACTACCAAACAGAAGAGCATTATATGTCTATGCCTTTACCTCATGAATGGCGTTTGCCTATGTTTAGATAAAACTTGCACAGGAATTAAATAAGTAGTATATTAGCACTTGTAAATGTTTCATTATTTTTAGTTTATTAGTTTGACGACTGCCCCCCGTGATTAATTTTGTGGGGGGTTTATTTTTTCGAATTAAAAACTTTGCGTATATTGCAACTACTATGGATAAGATAAGAACAATATTTAAATACGGAGTTAAGGGAATATTCTTAGTATTGGCGTTTATTACGTTATTGCTTTTGATTCCTTCTTATGTAGCAGCTTTTTATGTTGCTGGTTACAAATGGGCTAAAAGGGGTATAGATCAATACTTACTTGCTGTTAATTCAGGACAAGAAAAAGACGAGGAGATTTTAAGAAAGTTTAATGGCTGACTTTAACATTCAATATAGAGCTAACGGCAAGGACGTTTCTAGTGGCGTGGGTAGTTTAACTGGGTCGTTTGGAACTTCCTTAGATTCTTTAATAAATCATGCCCAAGACGTTATATTTGAAAAGTATGGTGACACCGTAAGCGTTGATGAAAATAAGAAAGACCTTTTTAAGTTTGGTGAAAACCCAAACGTTGGAACTTCTCGATCAACAATTTGGTACACAGGCCAAGACCAAGCCAACGAGACTTATGTAGCTACCAACACAAACTCAATAGACAGTATATCATCGTCTATCCCGTTAGACACTTTAGTAACACTAACAATAGAAGGGCACACAGAAAGCGATGGAAATAAAACTTTTGTGACTCAAACCGTTGTTTTAAATGGACAGACTAGGGTAGAATTAAGCACCCCTCTAAATAGATGTACAAGGATTTATAACGCCACAAGTACGGCAACAATAGGCGAAGTCTATGTTTATGAAAACACAATCATACGTGATGGCAAGCCTTCTGATACAACTAAAATACATTGCACGTTACCAGAAGGAGAGAATCAAAGTTTAAAAGCAAGTACATCCTTATCATCAACAGAGTATTGGATAATAACGGGTATAAGTTGCGGATATAAGGAAAAGTCAGGAAGTAACTTTGCAGATGTTAGATTAGAGATTAGACAAAATGGTTTTCTATTTAGACCAGCAGCAGCTCCACTAATTATAAAAACTGGTGATGAAAGCTTTAGAAATTTTAACACCTATATAATAGCACCTAAGAACTCAGATATAAGACTAACCGCGGTATGTAGTTCAAGTGGCCAAGACATTATAGGAGATATACAAGGTTATTTAGCAAAAATAGTAAGTTGACTATGGCAGCACCTAAAGGAAATCAATTTTGGAAACTGGCAGACCCAGAATGTATAGGTAAGCCAAGAAATTACCCAAAACCCAAAGACTTATGGGAAGCGTGTAAGCCTTACTTTGAACACGTAGATAATAATCCTATAATCTCTACCGAAACAACTCAGAGCGATAAGTATAACAGCACTAAAGTAACAGAGCACAAACGACCATACACATGGGAAGGATTATATGTTTATCTAGGGATTTCTCACCTCAAGCATTATAAAGAAAGAGAAGAGTTTTTGCCAATCATTACGCATATAGGTAATATTATACGCAATCAAAAGTTTGAAGGAGCAGCAGCAGGGATATTTAATTCAAACATAATAGCCCGTGATTTAGGTCTTAAAGATTCAAAGGAAATAAGCGGATCATTGGAAAGTGGAGTTAAGATAATTGAATTACCAGACAACAAGCGATTAAATGGTAATACTGAGCAAGAGTAAGTATGAAGCGTTAACCAAGCGCATGGATGATTTAGAGACGAATCTAAACAGAATAGAGTTTATATCTAAGAACCCACCAGACTACATAAGAGGAATGAGAATACCCGTACACGGCATAGACTATGTAATCACATCAGTTGAGGTGGTAGAATCCAACACTGGCTTTCATTGGGAATATATCGCCACTAACATTCTAACTGGCAAACAGGTGTTAGTTTAAAATATTTTGTTATTTTTGATTAAACAAGCATTGAATGAAGATAAACAAGACCCCAGAACAGATACCTCGCATAATGATAGACTCCAGAGAGTACCGAAAGAGTGTAATAAGATTATACGTATTTTTAAAGGATTACGGTAAACCATGTGAGTTAAAGAACACAGAACTAACTAAGGCTTCTGATATGTCTTTAATGAGTATTAACTACGCTGTACGCCTAATGGTACTACATGGCTTCATAAAGGTCGAGTATGATGTAAGGGATGGTCGTAATTTAAGAACAATAACACTACTCGATAACGACTAGATTATTTTTTGTCTCCACCGTGTGTATAAGTGAGACGAATCGTAGTGATAGCAAGGGATTCAAAAAAGTAAATTATTTTCAAAATAGTTGAGCAACATAACCACCATAAGACCACAAAAGGGGTTTCAAATGGACTTCTTATCTAATTCTGCGGATATTGTGATTGGGGGAAGTATGGCAGGAGTTGGGAAATCTTTTGCTTTATTACTGGACGCAGCCAGATATGGAAACGTAAAAGGTTACAATGGCATAGTATTTCGTAGGACATACCCCGAACTAAAAGACGGCGGTTTATGGGATGAATCACTAGAGGTCTACAACGGGTTAAATGCCAAGCCTAATGAATCTGATTTAGTCTGGAAGTTTAATGGAGGAGGTAAGTTAAAGTTTAGCCACTTACAGCACGAACAATCTAAGATACTACACCAAGGTAAGCAATACGCTTTTATAGGCTTTGACGAGGTTACTCACTTCACAGAATCACAATTCTTTTATCTAGTATCACGTAATAGAACAACGTGCGGTGTTAAGCCTTATATTAGGGCAACGTGTAACCCAGACCCAGACTCATGGGTAGCAAGGTTTATATCATGGTGGATAGGTGAGGATGGTTACCCTATTCCAGAGCGCAACGGTAAAGTTAGATACTTCATAAGGGATGGTCAAACATTCGTGTGGGGTAATAGCAAAGCAGAGGTAGCAATGCAAGTGCCACATATCGTAAAGGAACTATCTAAAAAGGGGAGACGCATAGCAGATATGATTAAAAGCGTATCTTTCATAGTGGGTAATATTGAGGACAATAAGAAACTATTAGACAAAGATCCTACGTATTTAGCGAATCTAATGAACCAACCAGAAGAGGAAAAGAAACGCCTTTTAGACGGTAACTGGAAAGTATCAGATGATAACAGCTCATTATTTAGATACAAAGCCTTAGAGGACTTAAAAACAAACGACTTCATACGTGAGAGTAATAAACGATGGATGACAGCAGACATTGCCTTACATGGTTCAGATAGATTTGTTATGATGGCTTTTAGGGGCAAGGTGTTAGTAGACGTTTTAACCATTAACAAATCAGATGGTAGAGAAGTATTGGGATATATTGATGACTTTAGACGCAAGAACAACATACCACGATCAAATGTTATTTATGATAGTGATGGTGTAGGCGCCTACTTAAAAGGATGGCTAACTACTTCTATTGCGTTTAAAAACGGTGGTAGACCTATGCAAGTAAAGAATGATAGTGCAGAGTATTTCAACTTAAAAACACAATGCTTTTATAAGTGCGCTGATAGCGTTAATAGAGCTGAATATTATATAAGTGATTCAGTAGACAGAGAACATGTAGAAACCCTCTTAAATGAGCTTAGATACATCAAAAGAGACAAAGTAGAAAGCGACGGTAAGTTAAGAGTCATTCCTAAAGAGCAAATGATAAACAATTTAGGACGCTCACCAGATTACGCTGATGCCTTTATGATGCATTCGTATGTTGATTTAATGGGAGATTGGATTTAGGGTCTATATTCTTTCAAAGTATTTAATAGCATTGACAATACCGCTTATTTCTGCTATAGACAATACTTGACCACCTTGTTTAATGTCGTGAGACACAGTAACTGTATTTCCATTAATAACCACAAAAACAAAGCCCTTAGACCACAATTCACCACCTTTGTATGAATCTTTAATATAGCCTCTACGTTCTAACAGACCGCATATTATTGGGTATGTATCAACCTTGTGA